CAAGTTGAAAACGGTCATGATCGGGATGGATTGGGGTCAGAAGAGAATTATTTCTGGAAAACAGCAAAAGAACGTAGCGAAGTTGAAGAAAAAGAGGAAAGAAAACCGTTTGAACCAAAAACAGGCAATGTAGATATTAATATTGAACCAGAATTAGGATGAAACACGTAAAAAATGCCCATATGGGCACACATTTACTAGTTGAAGTGTACAATGTACCCTTTGAAAAATTAAATGATAGGGATAAAATCGAACAAGTATGCGTTAATGCCTGTAAAATTGAAGGTTTACAAGTTTTAAACACTTATACACACCAATTTGACCCTTACGGAGTGACTTGCACTGTAACTTTAGGTGAAAGTCACCTTTCTTGTCATACTTGGCCAGAAAAAAACTGTGTTGCATTCGATATTTTTACTTGTGGAGCAAAAAATCCACGTTGTGTTGCCTTATGGGTGCTTGAATACTTTGATAGTGATGATTATGTAATGAATGATTATGCAAGATAGGGTATAAATAAATCTAAAAGCATTAATAATGTCGATTACTCGTAAATCTAGAGCATTTAAGGATATAAGTTTGTCTTTTACACCTCATCCAGTGACAAAAGACTTACCTGTCCTTGTAAATGAACGAGCGATTGTAAGATCAGTCAGAAATTTAGTCGAAACAATACCTACTGAGAGGTTTTTTAACCTTATCATAGGTACAGATATACGTGCTTCACTTTTTGAGAACTTTTCACGAACAACAGTCAACGTAATTGAAGACCAAATTCGTGATACTGTCCGAAATTTTGAACCTAGAGTTGATAATGTTGGTATTGAAGTTACATCTCGACCTGATGAGAACACATTTGAAGTAAAAGTGCTTTTTGATATAAAAGGTTTGGATTTACCAACTCAAGGATTCACCTTTTTACTAGAACCAACGAGATAATATGCCCTTTACACAGTTTACAAGTTTAGACTTTGATGATATCAAAGCACAGATTAAAGATTTCCTTCGTTCAAACTCTAATTTCGCAGATTTTGACTTTGAGGGTTCTAATTTCTCTGTTTTAATTGATACTCTTGCTTACAATACATATATTAATTCATTTAACGCAAACTTAGTCGCAAACGAATCATTTTTAGACTCTGCAACAATTCGTGAGAATGTCATATCTCTTGCTCGAAATATTGGTTACGTACCCCGTTCAAAAACCGCTGCAACAGCGACAATTCGTATTGGTGATATAAACGTCGGAGCAACAAATGATAGCACTACAAAGTTTCTTAAACTCCGTTCAGGTTTAGTTTGTGTAGGTTCAGCACAAAATACTACATACCGTTTTTCAATTCCAGATGATATAGTTTCTACAAGAGTCGTTGATGTAAATGGAACTTCTTTTGCTAAATTTGATAATCCGATTACAATTCACGAAGGAACATACTTAACAAGAGTTTATAGAGTCGATACTTCCGTAGATCAGAGGTACATAATTGATAGTCCAAACATTGATAGCTCAACTTTAAGAGTATTTGTCTCAGGACCTAACGATACGACAATTGGTAGAAAATATAGTATGGTTGATAATATTTTGAACATAGATAAAAACTCTGAGATATTCCTTGCACAAGAGGTTCAAGACGAAAAATATGAAATATTGTTTGGTGATGGATTATTTGGTAGAAAATTAGAAAACAATTCAACAATTACTGTAAGATATATCGTAACTGAGGGTTCAACTGGAAATGGTGCTTCTGATTTTAGTTTCCAAGGTACATTTACAAAGAGTGATGAAACCTTATTTACACCTTCTAGTAGTGTAATCGTATCCACCGTTCAAAACGCTTCTAACGGTTCGGAAGTTGAAGATGTGTCTTCTATTAAATACTTTGCTCCAAGACTCTATTCAGCACAATACAGAGCAGTTACACCAAGAGATTATGAGGCAATTATTGGTAACATATTCCCACGAACAGAATCTGTTGCAGTGATTGGAGGAGAAGAGTTAGACCCACCTCAATTTGGTAAAGTTCAAATAAGTATCAAACCAAAAAATGGTACTTTTGTATCAGACTTTGATAAATCTCAAATCAAAAACAAATTAAAGAGTTACGCTATCGCTGGTATAAATTCAGAAATAGTTGATTTAAAACTACTATTTGTGGAGATTGATACAAATGTGTATTATAATCCATCTCAAATTTCCTCTCCTGAATCATTACAAAGTAGTATTGTTAGTGCATTGAATGATTATGCTGGTAATGTTGAGATAAACAAATTTGGAGGTAGATTTAAATATAGTAAAGTTAGTACTTTAATTGACCGTGTTGATAATGGAATCACATCTAACATCACAAAGGTAATTTTGAGAAGGGATTTAAAAGCTTTACTTAACCAATTTGCACAATATGAACTTTGTTATGGTAATAAATTTTATATTAATCCAGCAGGATACAATATTAAAAGCACTGGGTTTACAATTAATGGATTCACAGAGGTGTGTTACATCACAGATGTTCCAAATAAATTTGCAAATGGTATTTTAGATGGTAGTAATATGGGAACTCTCAGTGTTGTTTCAAAGAATAATAAGAATGAGCAAAGAGTTTTAGTAAAAGATGCTGGTGTTGTTGATTATAAAAAAGGAGAGGTCATATTGAATACTATCAATATTACATCCACTGTATCTCAAAACAATATAATTGAAGTACAGGCATTCCCAGAATCAAATGATGTAGTGGGATTAAAAGATTTATACCTTAGTTTTGATGTATCAAAGAGTACAATAAATACTGTTAAGGATGTGATTGCTTCAGGTGAAGATGTTTCAGGTGTTGTGTTCACAAGAGATTATTATACTTCAAGTTACTCTAATGGAGATTTAGAGAGGAAATAATTTATGTCACAAATTGACAAAAGAATACAAGTCAATAGTATCATTGAAAGTCAGTTACCTGAATTTGTGGTATCTGATTTTCCTAATTTTACCGAATTTTTAAAGCAATATTATATTTCTCAGGAATTTCAAGGAGGACCGTCCGATTTAATAAGTAACTTTGATCAGTATATTAAAGTTGATAATTTAGTTCCTGAAGTAGTTGTTGGTGTTACTAGCATTACATCTGATGTATCTCTTACTGACACCACTATAAACGTACCTAGCACAAAGGGATTTCCTGCTGAGTATGGTTTATTTAAAATTGATAATGAAATCATTTCATACACTGGTATAACCTCAACATCATTCACAGGTTGTGTGCGAGGATTTAGTGGAGTAACAGGATATAACGTAGGAATATCATCATCTCTTCTTGAAATAAATCGTGAAAAATTAAAATTTAATGAAACTGTAGCAGAGAATCATATCTCTGGGGCAACAGTTACAAATTTATCAGTATTATTCATACAAGAGTTTTTCAAAAAATTAAAGAAATCATTCTTACCTGGATTGGAAAACAATGATTTTTCTGAAAAATTAGATGTAGGAAATTTTGTTAAATTTGCTCGTTCATTTTATCAATCAAAAGGTATTGAAGAATCTGTCAGAATATTATTTAAAGTATTATTTGGAGTTGAATCAAGAGTTCTTGACTTAGAAGGAAATCTAATCAAACCTTCTGATGCTGAGTTTATTCGTCGTGAAGTTGTTGTAGCAGATTTAATTACACCAACTGGAGAACCACAGAACTTAACTGGTCAAACAATATTCAAATCAACTGATACTTCTACAAATGCGTCTGTATCTGAGGTAGAAATAATTAAAAGAGGTGGTAAAAATTATTTTAAAATCGCTCTATTCGTTGGTTTTAGTGATCGTGATTTAATTGAAGGTGTATTTAAAGTACCAGGTTCTACAAAAGTGCTTGATGGAGTGCAACCTAATGCTTCAATTATAAATGTAGACTCCACTGTTGGTTTTGGTACTACAGGAACAATTATAAGTGGTGCAAATACAAATATAAATTACACATCTAAATCTATTAATCAGTTCTTCGGATGTACTGGAGTTGGTGTTGGAATTGGAACTGCTGAAGATCTTAGAGATAATGAAACAATATTTGGTTATGAAAACGGTGATTTAACGAAAAGAATTGATTTAAGAATAACT